CTGTGTATAGTCAATGCCCATACTGGTCATTACAACAGGGTCATCCTGTGGCTGTTCTTCAACAGTTTCAGGCTCTAATTCTTCACGCACATCCTCAATACGTTCCTCACCAGCAACGTATGGTTGTTCTGATATTTTAGGTGGAAGAGAAAGTTTATACTCTTCTACTTCTTCAGCTGTGTAACCAAATGTAGCCAATTTAAAGTGTCCTTACAACAATGTAATTTTTACCTTCTACTGGTTCGTCAGCATAATCACCGCCTAACCATAAAATAACTCTTTCAGGTGAACTTGTTGAACCACCCTCATTATATAAACCACCGGGTCTCATATTGTCTACTGTAGAAAATTGCGGTTGATTATAAGCAAGTGAGGTGTTTGCTAATGCTTTTAATGTAGATTGCATTCCATCAACATTTAATGAATTTGTTCTTGTAACTTCTTCTACGATAGAAGTTAATCCTTTGTCATAAGCATTGCTAATATCCTCATATTGGTCCTTAACTGTATTCATGTCAAAACTAATATTTCCAGCTAAGTCTACTGATGCTGGAATATTTGCTTCATCAAGAAAACTTTTTGTTACAAGACTAAAATCTTTGTAAACTTGTGATTGGTCTAATGAACCTATCATACTTAGTTCTTTAAGTGTCTGTCGAAGATTTAAAACAGACTGAGCAACATCTAACTCAAATAAAGTCGTATCACGTTGATACTGTTGTGCAGTAGGCAACTTACTATAATCAATAGTTGCTGTACTGATATCAATTGTAGGCTTTTCACCTCTATCAGCGTCAGGAAATACTTCTCTTACTTGTTTTGCAATTTGACTTCCTACATCCGGCTTAAACATTTGATATAAACCTACACCCTGTCTTGCATCTTCAGGCAGTTTAGCAGCAGAGAATTGTTCTGGACGATTTACAAATGTATCTATATAATCACCTACACTGTAACCACCAGTTTGATTTTCTGCATAGGTAATTAAAGTACTTGGATTAAAATCTTTATCTTGTTCACGAGCAGTAGTAAGTGTTGTAACTAGTCTTTGTCCACCAACAACAGTACCACCACCGTGTTTATACAGTTGGGCTGCCTTATCATAGTCACCATCAGTAAAAGAAGCAAGTTCATTAAGAACACCTTCAACTTCTTTCATTTCTTGTTTATATCTGTCTTCGTCTTCTGCTCTTCTGCGAATATGATAATCAGAAGCACGGTCTACACGGTCAAAAGTACGTTGCATGTCATCTTTAAGACGTTCATCAACGCTTTCAGCAAGACCCTTAACAAAACCTGTTGCAAAATTACTACCAAAAAGTGCCATGCTTATCTCCGTGCCATCAAGCCTTTAGGCTCTTTCATTTCAGTTTCTTCCATCATTAATTCTGGTTCTTCTTCAGGTTCTGATGGCATGTTATTACTTTGCATCTTTTTCTTTAACTCAGCTTTAACTTTTGCTAAAGTGCTAGAACGTGTTTTGCCTTTGTCTGGATTTTCTAAACCACTGTCATAGTCAACTTTTTGAGTATCACCAATAAGCATCATCATTTCAATAAGCACAGGCATGATTAGTATACCAACATCAATAGTATGCTTACCATCCATTACACCAGACATTTGAATTGTATTAGCTAAAGTAGTTAATGGTATACCCATTTCCATAACATCAACTAGTTGGTCTACAAATTCATCTGCAGACATACGAGACATATAATACTCAATTGCCTCATCAACAGTAGCATACTGAGGTGGAGACTGCCAAGGTCTTGCACCTAGTTCATGTGTTAAAGACATTCCGGGGATAGGTGCATCATGTAAAGGTTGATTACGCTCCATCTTTAATCTCTTTTCGCTTGTTACGAATAATATTCATGTGCTGAAGAACAACATTTAAAGGTTCTCTAGCTTTGTTTTTATTTGTCATTTGTTGTGCCATAGGTTTTTTAGGCGCAAGTAAACCTTTAGCTTGAGATACTTCTTTTGAACCATTCTCAATGTCTAAGTTTAATGCTCTATATAACTGTATAGAAGGATTCATATTCATTTAAATCACCTATATTCCAAATGCCGCGCCAATATATGCTGAACCAAGTGTGCCAATTAAACCACCGATAGCACTACCAGCAGCAGAATCACCAGCCATATCCTGTACTTCTTTTTTAGTGTCTGCAGATAACTGAGCAATTGCCATATCAGTATATCTATCTAATTCATTTTCTGCAGATTCCCATGCCCATTCCATTGTATCAGCATAGTATGTCCACAGATTGTCATAAGCAGTTTTGCTCATGTCCAGTACAGCATTAGCATTTAGTTCGTTGGCACGATTAACTGCGGTAGTATCAGCCGTAGCAATCTCTCTGCGCCATACAGCATTGCTCTGTGCAATAGCAAGCTGGTTTGTTGCATTAAACTGGTCACGCTGATTGTTTAGTTCAGCATTAAAGCGTTCAACTGTATTTACCTGACCAGCATTAAATTGTGATTGAGCATTAGCCTGTGTTGCATTAAACTGTGACACTTGATTTGCAAGATTGGCAAAGAACTGATTAACCTGATTTTCACTTGTGGCATTAAACTGTGCAGCAACATTCGTAGCAGCTTGGTCAGTAAATAATGCCTGTGTACGTTGTTGTGCTTTAAACATTTCTGTCTGTTGCTGATTAGACAAGTTTTGCATATCCATCTGCAAGAAGTTTTGTGCATTCTGTACAGCTGCTTGCTGTCTGTTATTTAGATTTTGTGTGTCCAACTGAGCAAGAGCAGCAGCTTCAGACATTACAAGTGCTTGCTTATTGGACAGGTTATTTAAGTTCATCGTGTTAGCAGCACGACTGTTTTCTAACTGTACCTGTTGTTCAGCAGTAAAGTTCTGATTAGCAATATCACTAATTTTTGCAGCATTAGCTACTCTTGTTTGAAATGCTTGGTCAAACTCTTGACCCATAAACTGCGCACGTTGTTGAGCAGCTAACATAGCACGTTGCTGACGGTTTGTCAAGTTCTGCTGTTCAAATGATGCAAAAATACTTGCATCTGCCTGTGCAATAGGCAATGCTGATTCCATAGTAGCTTGTACAATAGCCTGACCAGCAAGACTGCTTGCACCTAGACCACGTGCAGCCATCTGTGCAGTAGCATTACGCAATGCACCAGCAGCCCATGCAGGTGGATTAGCAGAATCAAAGTTTGCAGTAAGTTGTGCTAGTTGTCCTTGCACAGTAGCTTGGTCACTTGGTGTTGCTTCAGCAGCCTGTACCTGTTCAGTAAACTGTGCAGCTTTAGTAGCATCTGCAGCAGCACCACTAATCAATTCACCAGCTTGGATTTCACGCTGAACTGGATTATCAATAAGTACAGCTTGACCTTGTGCGGCAGTTACATTGCCTACACTAGATGCTGTTTGCTGGGCTGCTAATACCTCTGCACGTGGGTCTACAGTACCCTGCGCTGCCTGTGTAGATGCTAAAGCACTATCTACTGCAGGAGCAGCTTGAGCAGCTTGCATTTGGGCTGCCTGTTGTTCTTGCGCAGGAGCAGCCATAGCTGTACCAGCCATAGCGGTAGGCACAGAAACAGCACCAGTAACTGTACCAGTTGCAGGTGTAATCATTTGCTCTTGAGCAAGAGGTGTAGCAGCAGCCTGTGTAACAGCACCAGTAGCCAGTGCTGGCTGATACATTTGACCAATTGTTGCTTGTGTTAAGTTAGGTGTAGTAGGTGTTTGTGTAGTTTCATCAGTAACAGCACCACCCTCTTGATACTTCTTACGTGCCATGCCACCTTTAGCCATCATCTGTGCGGCATTAGTATAGCGTTGCATCTGCTGTTGACGCATAGGGTCTTGTTCAATGTACTGCTGAAACTGGTTCATGTCACCAGAATAGCCCATAACCTTTGCAATCTTATTCATTGCTTCAGGTTTAAATGCTTTAAACATTGCCATTATCTATTCCCCTGCAATACTCTATCCAGCTTATCTTCCAACCTGTGTAATGCTTCCATCAATCTATCCATGTCGTCACGTAACTCCACTTTTGTTGCGTAGTCTTCACGTGTCCTGTTCAAAAGAATGCTGAGACGCTTGACTTCGTTACTCAAGCCAACCAAGAACCACGCACCACCAGCAACGATGACACCAAGAAGCATATCAATGAGGTTGGTCATTTCCATTAGTCAGCATCCTGTAATTCAGCAATTTTAGCATTAACTTCTTCTTCTGTTGGTTTTGTTTGAGTATTATCCAACCATTCTAAAGATGCGTAATTACCATTTGGTAAATTCCATTCTGCATTTGGTCTGAGTTTGTTAAGTGCTGTGGCTATATCAATCACGCAGAAATCTCCTCAAGAATAATAAACGCATCATTCCACTTATATCGAAGTGTGCTTGAAGAAGCGACCTTAACCTGTGTCTTAAATGTTAATGTGCTAGTGCTTGGTGCTGTATAAATATAGGTCTGAACGTGTGAAAATGGATGACTAGCGGTATCACCTAATTTTCCTAAGTTATCGCCCTGATGTCTGACTTCATCTAAAACGGTTGCGCCAACAAGTAATTGATAATAGCAATCTAAATCTTGACCTGAT